CTAAGGTTTAATCTTAGGTAGAACTTTGTAGACTAAACATCTACCAGTTTCTTTACAGAGACAACTCCATGAGTTATGCTTGTGGAGTTGTTTTTAATAAAGGAATTATATGAATTATAAGACTTGTATCACATGCAAAGAAACAAAAGACAAAAGTCTGTTTTATAAAAAGGCATCAACAAAAGATGGTTATGAGAGTAAATGCCGAGATTGTCACTTGATTTTTAAAGAAAACAATAGGCTACGTAGAATTGCTGATGGTATTGAAAAACCAAAACTGGCTGAGAGGCTGGATGAAGCCCTACAGATAGGTAACCTCAAATGTATGATTTGTAATGTAACAAAACCTTTAGATAAATTTAAAAAGGATAAGGGTAAGCGTATTGGTTATAGACGCACATGTATTGAGTGTTTCAACAAACAACACAACGAATGGTTTTGGTCTAGAAGTGAAGAATGCATTGAACAAGACAGGGCATACAGAAGAGATTTTGCTAAAAAGAACAGAAGTAAGTATACCGCACAAACAGCTAAGTACAGGGCGCAGAAGAAACAAGCAACACCTGCTTGGTCTTTTACTGAATGGGAAGAATTTTTCATACAAGAAATATATGACCAAGCAGATAGGCTAACAAAGTTGACAGGTAATCAGTATCACGTAGATCATATGGTTCCTATCATTTCCGATGTGGTGTGTGGACTGCACTGTAAAGATAATTTACAGATCATGCTAGGCAGATTAAATATTTCAAAATCAAACAGATATTGGCCTGATATGCCATAAACACAGCCCTCCCTTTGTGGAGGGCTTATTCACGTTGGTATTATATACTGTAGTATCAACACGAATAAGGAGCAAATAATGGCAGTAATTGATCCATCAACAAACATAGGTAAATTACGATTACGTCTAGCTGATTGGAGAGATATCCAATGGCTACCAGATGCAGTTTACCAACAAACACTAGATGATACAAGTGATAATTTAACCGCCTCAACACGTATCCTAGCTCAATATATTCTTGCTATCTTGTCACAAAGCACAAGGTCTAAATTAGGGATTCTTGAGAGCTATGACAACCAAGCCTTTGAGCAATATCGTCAGTTTATCATTGACACTGTAAGTAATCCAGCAATCATGAATATTAACCCGATTGCTATTCAATGTGGTGATACCACTCAACCAAACCCCTTGATTGACTTCCAAGACCTCTGGAATGCAGGGTATGTTTCTGGAACTGTAAATCAGGACATGCAAGCATTTGCAGGACATCCGATAGAAAGTTACTGACATGCAAAATCCCTTCATGGATAAGTTCATGCGTGTTGTCAAAAAAGAGATGGATAGGTATGGTTGTGATGTGACAATTGTTCGTGACCTATCTTCGCAAGATGATTATGATCCCGTAACAGGAATGACTCCTGTTAATCTAAAAGAGTTTGATTGTAGGGGAATCCTTTTTGATCTAACTCTACAGTCCAATGGTGATGGTTACAAACACAATACATTGATATCTCAAGGTGATAAACAATTGTTTATTCAACCCCCTGACGATGATGGCTGGTATCAAGATACAGAAGTAGATTCTATTGTTCCAAATAGAGATAAAATTAGAATTGGTAATAAGTTGTACAAAGTTATTACCTTCAAGCAAATAAACCCCTCAACACAAGACAGTGTGTTGTTTGAATGTTATGTGAGGGAATAAAATGGCTACAAACATCAAAATACGCCCAGATGGATTATATGAGATTGTTCACGCCCCCGGAGCAATTCTTGATTATGCCTTTAACTGGACAGAGTGGCTTCAACAAGGGGAGACAATCCTGACATCTGTTTGGTCAATCGCACCATCTTTGACATTGAACAATGAACAAAACCAATCTGGTGTTACTTCAGTGTTTGTCAATGGTGGTGTTGTAAACAAGATTTATTATTTGACCAATACCATTACAACAAGTGCTGGTAGAACAGATAGTAGAACAATTGTTCTGAGTTGTCAAAATAAAGGGTACAACTAAGGGCTTTGTCTACTCAGAGTTTTCCTGTTACCAACAGATAATAGTGACAGAATACTAATTTGCTATAATGCAGGATTGTCTCGCTTCTATTGACAATCAAGGTTCTTATCGTATAATACTTTAATAGAAAGATTGATATGTCAGCAAGTAAATTCTCATTCTCTGAAAAAATTGCTAAATCAATTAAGAATACAAAGAACAAGGTTGATTGGCAAACTGTTAATTTAGCTCACGACTTATTCCACTTGATTGTTGACAAGACTCCAGTTGGTAGAGAGATTGACGGGGATGATTCTCCGGGCCAATTGGTAAATAATTGGCAACCTGCTGTGTCTGGAATTACCATTAAAGTACAACAACGTCCGGGGCCGAACAAAGAGGGTGCTCATAGACGAATTGATGGTGTAATTCAACGTGGTATCTTCACTAAAGATAATTTCGTATCCTTTAGTAATTCTACTGATTATGCTTGGCGTGCTGAGTATGGGGGTTGGGAAGAACCAAGATGGAGAGGTAGCCCACCATATTATATGATTCGTGATAGCCTGATAGAAATCTCATCTAAATACAAATAACATCTAACGGAGAGATAAGATGTCTGTTAGATCAGACTTAGAAACAAGATTAAAGAATTGGGCATCTTCTCAAAGCCCTCCAATGAAGGTTGCTTGGGAAGGTAGACCCTTCACAAAACCAACAGATGATAGCACATGGTTACAACCATTTGTTCTTCCATCATACCCAAAGAATGCAACAGTTGATGGTATTCGTTACCGTGAACAAGGTTACTGGCAAGTTAATATCTGGAGTCCAGATGGTAAAGGTGCTGGTTATCAAGAATATGTTGCACAACAATTAATTAACTTGTTCCCTGTTATCCCTAAATTTGGAGATACCAGTATAGAACGAGTTGGTAGTATGAGTCAAGGTCCAGATAATGCAGGATACAGAATATTAGCAATCTCTTGGCCCTATAGACGTGAAACTCAAACACAATAAACAAGGATTTATAAATGGCAACTATTACTCAAACATCTATTGCAGACAAGATTGGTGCTTTTACTGTAACTGAAACCACTCTTACAGCATCTGATACTTTAACATATGCACCCGGAACAAATCAACGTCTGACTGTGCGAAATCCAACAGGTAGTGCAATCAACGTGGTGATTGATGGTGCCGGTAGTACAACTATTACTCCAAATGGTTACGGCCAGACTCTTGATGTATCGACTGGTTACACAATCAATGTACCTGCTGGTGCTATGAAGTGTGTAAATCTGGATAAGATTAGTGCCTTCTTACAAGGTGCTGTCGCTGTAACTGGTGGCACTGGTGGTTTTGCTTCGCTAGTTGGCTAACAAACAAATAACAAGGAAACATAATGGCTTCAATGACTTCTGCTGGTAGCTCGATTGCTATCGGTCTTGCTCCTGCAACAAATACCTTAGTTGGTCTGCAGGCTGTATCATACTCCCCAATTGGTGAAGTAACCAACATTGGTAGTTTCGGTAAAAAATTCAATACTGTTACTCACAATCCTCTGGCTAATCGTCAGACCATTAAGCGTAAAGGCTCTTACGATAATGGTACTATCAACCTAGAAGCAGCTTACGACAATGCTGATCCGGGCCAGATTCTATTGCGTACAGCATCGGATAGTGACAACAGTTACAGTATCCGTGTGACAATGCAAGATGCTACCACTTTCTATTTTACAGCACAAGTGTTTAGTTTCGACATCAGTGTTGGGGGTGTAGACGATATTACCTCCATCGCTTGTGACCTAGAGATTGACGGCACAATCTTCGAGGCGTAACAAACAAGAGGGGCTTCGGCCCCTCATTAACACTCTAACAATACCGACAAAACATAAGGAACAAATATCATGGCATTTAACTTCAATAAACTAGCAACCAAAGATGTATCCACTGTTGAAATCCTAGACCCTATGACCGAACTACCTTTGGTAGACGAGAAGGGTAATAAAGTAACAGTTGATCTACATGGCCCCGGAAGTATGCAATACCGTAATGCTGTTAATGCACTACAGGCGCGTGCCCTAAAGCGCGGTCGTAAACAAATGACTCCAGAACAACTACGGGCAGAGTCCATTGAACTGTTGTCGTCTGCCATTGCAGGTAGCTCTGGTAACCTAGAGTACAATGGTGAGATTGTCAAGACTAAAGAGCAATGGGTTGAATTCTTGAGTGATGCAAACCTTGAGTGGCTACGTAACCAGATTGCAGAAGCCCAAGGTGAGCTAGAGAATTTTTTACCGAAATAACTCCCAAGTTATTACTTCATGCGAGGCAATTAGCATGGTTGTCTAGTTGCCCTAATGATACAAGCAAGAAAGAAAATAAAGACAAGCGTAGTAGGTTTATAAGAATATCCGAGAAAGACCCAGAATCTTTAGAGTTAATTACTCCAGAGATTAGAGGTGGTGAATATCTTGTCAACCTGCTACATGAAGCTGGCCCTGTTGGAAGCAACGGCTATGGGATTGAAGGGCTAAAATGGTCTGAGATTCATAGCTGGCTTGCTACAACAGGGCTTTTTCTTGAGCCTTGGGAGTGCATCTTGATAAAGAAAATGTCAGATGTTTATGCTTCAGAATTTAATAGAGCAAATGGTAAGGAGTGTGCCCCTCCTTATAGAGATAAGAAAGCTGTAACTAAAGAAAAACTAAATACAGCATTTGAGGCAGTGTTTAGAACTAGATTTGAAGAACAAGAGAAATTAAAAGGTAGAATGAGGTAACATTATGGCAATGGACGTATCTACATTAGTTGTTAAGGTTGAATCTAAGGGGATTGATACAACATCTAAATCCTTAGATGGACTTGGTAAGAGTGCTGAAGCAGCAGAGAAATACGTCCAAAATCTAATGGATCGTATGAGTAAGGTATCTGCTCCTGTTCAAGCCATTATCAGCAACATGAACAATCTCCGTTCTGCAATGAATGGTGCAATTCC